GGTCGGGACTTCGCCCAGGCGTGCCAGTCCGCCGTCGACGCCATCACCAACCGCCAATGGCGCCACCTCGGCCAACCCGAGCTCGACACCGCCGTCGGCGCCGCCATCAAGAAGGAAGCAACCGCCGGCTCCTTCACCCTCGAATCCGGCAACGGCACCGACATCTCACCACTCCTGGCCGTAACCATCGCCGCATCACTGGCCGGTCGAGCGGCCGGAGACACCCAGAGCATCTACGAGACCAGGGGGCTTGCGACCACGTGAAGCGGCTCCTCCGCACCCGACTCCGGCGCCAGGTGGTGCTCACTCTCAAGACCGGTGAGTCCTTCACCGGCGTTCTCTTCGACGTCGACCGGGAGGCGCTTATCATGCGCAACGCCGCCGCCATCGGAGTCGGTGAGCGCGGCGACCATGTCCCTGTGGACGGCGAGATCCTTGTCATGCGAGCGGACGTGGCGTACCTGCAACTGCCCTAAGGGGAGGTCCATTTGATCGTCTCCGGGGGCGTCCTCGTCAAGGGCACGAACACCATCTGGACGGGCACCCCCGCCACCTGGGGCAACTGGTCGCAGAGCATCGAGCTATCCGCTCGCTGGTCGTCGTACTCGTCCATCTACCGCGAACAACTGTGGGTCGCAGTCCTCGTCAACAAGCTCGCCCGGGCCCAGGCCCGGCTTCCGCTCAAGGCCTACCTCCGCAACGCCGACGGCCGGGAGGAGGCCAGGGACCATCCTTACGCCGTCATGCTCCGAGACCCTCACCCCCGCCTGTCGTCGAAGGAGTTGTGGCGCTGGACGGTGAGCACCCGCAACGTCTTCGGCGAGGCGCTGTGGGTGAAGGAGCGCGACGCCGGCGGCCGGCCGATCCGCTTGCATCCGATCCACCCGACCAGCTTCACCAATGAGATGAAGGACGGCCGGGTCGTCTACGAGATCCACGGCTCGAGCGGCTCAATCACCGACATAGACGAGGCTGAGGTCGTCCACTTCAAGGAGTACAACCCCGACAGCTTCCTGAGGGGGATGTCGGCCCTCGAGCCCCTCCGCCAGACGCTCGTCAACGAGGACTCGTCCCGCCGGGCCACCTCCGCCTTCTGGGCAAACGGCTCCCGTCCCTCCATCGCCCTCAAGACCCCCAAGACCCTCTCCCAGCCAGCACAGGACCGGGTCGCCCTCAACTGGTCGCAGATCCACGCCGGCCCGGAGAACTGGGGCAAGGTCGCCATCCTCGAGGAGGGGATGGAGCCGACCATCCTCAGCGTCAACAACGAGGAGGCCCAGTACACCGAGAGCCGGCGGCTCAACCGTGAGGAAGCGTGCGCCATCTACGACGTGCCCCCGCCCGTCGTCCACATCCTCGATCGGGCGACGTACTCCAACATCACCGAGCAGATGCGCTCGATGTATCGCGACACGATGGCCACCCGCCTGGGCGAGGACGAGGCGGTATTGGAGAAGCAGCTCCGCAGCTCAGGCCGCAAGGGTGCCACCGGCCCCGACTTCGGCGACGACGTGTACGGCGAGTTCCTGATGGACGAAGTTCTTCGGGGAGCCTTCGAAGACCGGGCCGCAGCCATGCAGGCAGCGATCAACTCCGGCCAACTCACCCCCAACGAGGCCCGCACCCTCGACAACCGCAAGCCGATGGAGGGCGGCGATCGTCTCTACATCAACTCGACGATGGTCCCCCTAGATCCGCCGACGGGCCAAATGTCCTCCCGTCAGTTGGCCGAGGCTCTCCAGAAGATCTACCTCTCAGTCGACACCGTCATCACTCCTGACGAGGCCCGGGAGATCCTCAATCGGGAGGGCGCCGGCTTGACTGGCCCCGGCCCCAACACCGAGCCCAAGGGCCTCACGCAGACAGAGACACGCACCGTCATGGGTCGCCTCTCCCGCCAGACGTCACTGGCCGAGGTCGACCCGAAGGCGCTGGTCCACGGGCTAAACGGAGCGACGCCTGTTGTGTTAGAAGCACTCGCCCAGGCCACCGTGGCCGGCGAGAACGTCGCCGTCCTGCGTGAGCGAATCCAACGCCTGGGCCGACAGAAGAGGACGAACTGCTCCTAGTTGGGGCGTTCTGAGAAAGGAGCCTGATGGAAAAGCACATCGCACTCTTCGAGGTCAAGGCCCTCGCCGACACCGACACCACCGATCCCAACGGCGAGTTCGAGGCCATCCTGTCGGTGCCCGTGCTCGACCGTGACGGCGAGGTCATCGACGGCAAGGCGTTCGAGCCGCTGCCCGAGACGATCCCGATTCACGCCTTCCACGACTTCTCCGACCCCGTCGCCGTCGCCTCCCCCTTTTACAACGGCGACGTCCTCATGGCCCGCGGCGTGTTCGACCCCGACGCGTCGGCGCAAACGATCCGCAGCAAGGTCGGCCGGTCCATCCGGTATATGAGCGTCGGCTTCATGGGCACCGAGCGCGCCGAGGTCGATGGCGTCCCCCACATCACCAGTGCCGAACTGCTCGAGGCGTCCTTCGTCTCCGTGCCGTCGAACCGTGAGGCCGCCATCCTGGCAGTCAAGGCGCACCGTGAAGCCTTCGAGCTGAAGGCCACCAAGGGCGACCGGCTGCAACAGATCCACGACCTGGCGGTCGCCAACGGCGCCGCCTGCGAATCCAAGGCAGCGCCCGCTGCCGAGGTGAAGTCCCCCACCGACACTGACCCCAAGAAGGCCGCCGCTCCCGCCGCCGCCTCTCCGGCCGACGTGACCGTGGGCATGGCCCGGCTCGCAGCCCTGCGAGCCGAGGCCGAACTGCTGCTCATCGACTGAGCGGCCCCACCAACTGAAGGAACCGACCCGGCCCGGGTCTCCTTCGCCGCGTCCTGAGGAGGACCAAAGCAATGGCAAAGACCAAGCGGGAGCAGCTCGAAAAGCTGGTCGCCGACATGCAGACCATGGCCGACGAGGCCGACACCAAGGGCGACTTCGAGGCTGAGGACCGCCAGAAGATGATCGCCATGATGAGCGACGCCAAGGCACTGAAGGAGGAGGTCACCGCCGAGGCCAACCTGACCGGCGACATGTCCAACGTCACAAGCTTCCTGGCCAACCTGGCCGGCAAGCCCCACGAGAAGACGGCGTCGGAGAAGTTCTCCATGACCGTTGGCGGACTCGACATGAAGCCCAACGGGAAGACCTTCGGCGAACTGTTCGTCGAGTCCGACCAGTACAAGGACTTCACTAAGCGCTACGGCGGAAGCGACGGGATCATCAAGGCGTCGACCAAGGGCATCCAGTCATCGCCCTTCCAGCCCGACACGAAGGCACTCATCACCGGCGCCTCCGCGACCTCCGGCGGCGCCTTCGTCGTGAACGACCGGTACGGCATGGTGACGGACCTCACCGGTGAACGGATGCTCACCGTCGACGACCTTGTGACCAAGGGTACGACCACGTCCGACACCATCGACTACGTCCGGGTCACCGGCAAGACCAACAACGCCGCTCCGACTGCGGAGGCCACCACCGCCGCCGCCGGTGCCATCTCCGGCGCTAGCCCCGGGCCCTACACTGTGGCCGCAGGATCGGGCACCAAGCCCGAGTCGGACCTGGCCTTCGAGGTTGTGTCGACCACGGTCAAGACCATCGCCCACTGGATGCCCATGACCAAGCGGGCAGCCTCCGACGCCGGCCAGGTGCGAACCCTCGTGGACAGCTTCCTGGAATACGGCCTCCTCGAGGAACTTGAGGACCAGGAGCTGAACGGCACCGGTACTGGCGAGAACTTCGAGGGCATCAACACCGCCGTCGTCCAGGCCGTCGGCTCTGCCGGTACTGACATCGACGCCATCGTCGACGCCATCCGCACCGTCCGGGTCATCGGCCGGCGCAAGCCCACCGCTGTCGTGTTCCACCCGAACGACTGGTACTCGACGGGCTTCTTGCTCGCCAAGGACGCGCAGGGTAACTACCTCATCGGCGACCCCCGGGCCTCCGTGGACCAGCTCAACCAGCTCTGGGGGTTGCAGGTGGTCGTGTCCGAGGCGCAGCCGGAGAACACCGCCCTCGTAGGTGACTTCCGGTGGGCGGTGCGTTGGGCGCGAGAGGGAACGACCATCACCATGTCGGACAGCCACGCCGACTTCTTCATCAGGAACCTGCTTGCCATCCTGGCCGAGCGTCGGGATGCCTTCGGGGTGCTCGACATTCAGGCCTGGTGCAAGGTCACAGCCATCTGATGGGTAACCAGCCGGGCGGTGCTCACGATGAACGTGAGCACCGCGTGAGCACCGCCCGGCCCCTCATTCCGAGAAAGGAACCCTCACCATGACCGAGGACACCGACGACCAGCCCGTTGTCGTGGTCGCCGTCACCGGCCGGCCCAACGACCTCAAGCAGGAGCCGAGCCCGCCGGCTCTCGCCAACTCCACGATGGCCAGCCGGCGCCAGGACCGGCTGGGAGCCAAGGCAGTTGACGACGGCCAAGCCGAGAACAAGGCCATCAGCACGCCCGACCGCCGCACGAAGCGCAAGTAGGGCCTTCGATGCCCGAGGCGCCCTCGACAAGGACGTCGACGCCCGCAACGCCTTCGACAAGCGACGCCGCAACCCGGGAGCCCTAGCCCGTGGCAGACGGCACCGTCGGTGTAGCGCAGGCCGCCATCCCCGACCGGCTCATCGACAACGAGACGGGCCAGGTCGGCGCCACCTACCGCCAGCGGGTCGTCTCCTTCGGCCCCGACGGCGCACTGGTGGCCACCGAGGCCACACTGGCCGCCAGGGCATCGGAGGCCAAGCTCGAAGCCGTACGTGCCCTCCTGGCCGCCACGCTCGCGGTGGGCGGGACCGTGGCCCTCGACGCCACGACGCTGGCCGCACTGGAAACCATCACAGCCGTCGTCTCCGGCACGGTGGCCGTCTCCTCCGGCACGGTGGCCGTCTCCAACCTCCCCGCCACTCAGCCGGTCTCGGGCCCCCTCACCGATGCCCAGCTCAGATCTGCGTCCGTGCCCGTCTCCGGCGCCGTCACCGCCAACCTTGGCACCATCGGCGCCGCCGCCACCGAGGCCACACTGGCCAACCTGCCCGACTTCACCGGAACCTGGGGCTACAAGGCCGGCGTTAGCGGGACGCCCGCCATCCCTGCCGGGGCCCGCATTATCGGCATCGCCGCCCACGCCACCACCGCCGGCTCCATGGCCATCAATGGCGGCGACTCCATCCCCATCCCCGCCAATGTCGGCGCCGAGCTAACCCCCAAGGTGCAGCT